ACTCCCGTTGACCACACCTTCGTCCCCCGCGGTATCGTGGGGAATGTCGGGGAGGTCGTGGAGAGCTCTGGTGTTCCCATTGGCGACAGCCGTGTGACCATCAGTCTCAACAAGACTTCGGGCAGCCGCTATAAGGCGGTCCTGAAACTTGAAGTCCCTGTGGTGCAGACTGCCACGATCAATGGCATCGACACGCCCACTGTGGTGCGCAAGGCCTACGCCGAGTGCACCTTTTCGTTCGACTCGTCGTCGACGGAGCAGGAGCGTGACGATCTCGTTGGGATGCTGCAATCGGCCTTGGCGGCCGACAGCACGCTGATCAACGATACGGTCGTGAAGCTGCAAGGAGTTTACTGATGTCCATCCCGGGTGAAACCGGGAATGGGCGCATCATCATCCTCGCGATGGTGATGGTAGGGTCTCTGATCCTATTCGGAATGCTCCTTTCTTTCTTCGTGATAACACGAGAAACTTTCGTGATTGGACAACCACATGAAACCACAGTCAAAGAAACGTATGTCCATGAAGGACGCGAACTTCGGACTACCCCACGACTTAATCCCTCTTATCCAAGAGCATCTGAACCGGCTGCCGGAAACTCCTCGGAGTAACTGGCTGAAGGAACAGGTGTTCACCAAATTCGTCTCTTCCGAAACGGCTCCGGCTAGTGTAAGAAGGAACTCAGCGATTAGCAAGTGGCTCGCCACTGAGCGAAACAATGAGGCGACGAATGTTCGTTTGATGACTGTTGACGAGGAATACAATATTTTACCTCGTGTCACTTACGGACAATTCATGGGTAAGGTTCAGGAGTACGTTCTGCGTATTCTTGGTGATGTTCCTCCTACTGATGTGCTTTACGGTACATTTAGCGGTGGGGCGTCGACGAGTCGAAACCGTACTCAGAGCCACCCGGCTCGAAAGTACCTGGGGAAAGCAGATGTCACCATGCGCGCGATGGAGTGGGCAAACGAGGCTTTGGCCTCGTCCCCGCTCTGGAGCGAGCTCCGCAACGGATTGCAATTTTCCGTCGTGGAAGGTAACGAACTGTTCACCGTACCGAAAACAACTAACATCGATCGGGTTGCTGCAAAGGAACCTGACATTAACATGTACTTGCAAAAGGGAGTCGGCGATTTCATACGCCGACGCCTCCGTAGTGTGGGTAATAATCTTAACGACCAAACCCGCAATCAGAGGCTTGCAAGAAAAGGAGCTCAGACCGGTGGCTTTGCAACCATCGATTTGTCTTCTGCTAGTGATTCCGTTAGTCGAGAACTGGTTTTCCAGTGCGTACCAATCTCTTGGTATGTTCTTCTCGACTCCCTTCGGTCTCACATCACCGTCATCGACGGTGAGGCTCATGTCAATGAGATGTTCTCATCTATGGGAAATGGCTTTACTTTCGAGTTAGAGTCACTCCTGTTCTGGGCCATAGCGAAAGCCGTGGCTTGGTTCAATAGATGTGAAAAGATGCCGTTACTTGTCTATGGGGATGACATCATAGTCCCCACAACTATCGCGGATCAACTCATATTCTGTCTTTCCTTTCTAGGATTTACGACGAACGAGGATAAAACCTTCTCGTCGGGACCGTTTCGTGAGTCCTGCGGTGGTCATTATTACGACAATGACGACATCACCCCGTTTTACATTAGGGCTCCCATTTCCCGTCTCACTGACCTTATACGCTTATGTAATCAAATACGTAAGTGGTCGGATCGGGGATGGAGTATCCTCTCGGATGACCTTGAGGAGCTTTGGGTGGCTTTGGCTGCCCACGTGCCTAAATGTTTTTGGGGTGGATTTGACCTTGAGAGCGATTTTCAACTCGTCTCTTATTGGAGTCCGTCAAAGCCGAAGCGATTGGTGCCCGTAACTGGGCGTCCGATTGATTTAGGTGATGGTGGTTACCTCCTATGGTTGAATTCAGCGGAACGACGTGATCGTAGGAACTTCGAT